CTTCGTTCATTAAGAACTCCTTTCATTTATAGGTTTTTGGGGTATTGGGGCCGGCGGCTTGGTGCTATGTTGAAATGCAGCTGTTGCTAATTTAGTAGCAGCACTGGTCTGCGATTGAGTTTCTCTAACCGCGTTAGTGTTGGATGAAAGCTCGCGCCGTAAAGCCAACTGCTCTTGGTTCATTTGAACTTTCGCTTGCAGCTCAGCCAACCGCAGTTGAGGATCAACATCGGCAACGTCTTGTACTTTCGCAACGTTAACAGCGGCTTCAGATTGTAGCTTTCGCACTTCGGCTTCAAGTTTTGCAACCTCAAGCTGTAGCGACTGCATAGCCATCTGAGACTGCATGGCTTGCATCTCTGCTTGCTCTGGCGTTGGCGGCTCTTGTCCTGTAGCAACGCGAACGCGCTTAGCCAGTTCTGCTTTCTTGGAAAGATGCGAGTATTCAATGACCGCGTCGTCTGGAATAGCGACGCCTGCTTGCCGAAGATTAATCGCTTCAGCAAATTGCACTTCGTCAAAGCTATCGCGTGCTGGAGCTGTAGCCACAACAACGTCGTATTCACCAAGCGCAAGATTATTAATAATCTCACCCTCTGTAGTCTCTTGGTTAATTACCATTTCTTCGCGCGGCTTGAGGGGATCGTTTTCGTTAGTTACCTGAATAATCCGAGTTTCGGTGTAGAACGTTTGTATAAGGTTTAGAATTTTTTCCGCTAGAAAATGGCGAGTCTTTCGAAGATTGTCGAGCGGAACTTGTATCATTATCGCGCCGCGATTCTGCTTAGCTTGTATAGCAACACCTGACACTTCGGCGCTGTCAGTGCCAAGCATCGAATCGTTTACACCTGATATGGTTTTTATGTTGGCAGCGGCTTTTTGCGCAATACGGTCTAAGCCGGTTGGTATCTGATTTGGTTGTATCTTTAGCGGGGGAGATGTGCCTCTGGCGTACTCAAGAACTAGCCCTGTCTCAGCCCCGTGCTCTTCAAGATCATCGGAAGACATTCCCACAAGAGAACCGCTTTCAACCATCCATCCGCTGTTAGCGGTTGTGTTAACAATGTGTAGCTCTTGAGAAGCAATCTTGTTCAGCTGCTCTTGCGGCGAAAGCAAATTACGCACTACACCAAACGGCCTGCCGCGTCGGAAGTAACAGAAAAAAGGCACAATCGTGAATTGATTATAGGGCGACCAATCGTCAAACAACACTACTTGATCACACGTTACAGTCCATCGCACTTTTCGGATAACCTTGCTTATCAGCGACAGATTATATTTTTTAGCAAATTTTTTAGCTTTTGCGTCATTCCACGCATCGGGAGATTGACGTTGATCTCCAGTGTCGGGGTCGACGAAAAAAGATACGCGGGCAAGCTTCTTATGTTGGCGCTCCACGACGCGTAATGATTTAACGTTGCGGTATTCGTCGTCGCCTGGAACTCCAGCACCAAACACATCTGTCTCGTTGTCTGTATCTCCGTACCGCGTTTCCTGATACTCCACAGAATCTGGCCCGTATGACATGCCGTTCTCGGCAACAAAAAGCAACTTGTCTGACTTGTCTTTCCCATACAGTTCTTCGATCTCGTCTAGCGTCATCCATTTGGTTTCAAACACCTCGTTCCATGTTTTGGGGTCTGCGTCTTTTGCGTCGGGATCAATGAGAATGTCTAGGGGATCTTTAGCCGTGATTCGTACCTCGCCTTCAACGTGATCGCTAAAGTCCATTCGCACATCAAAATAGCCGCGACCATCTAGTATCAAGCCGTCGCTAAACACCTGCTGCTCAACCCAATCTAGTTTGTTGTTATCAGCGATCTGCATGTACAGTTTATTTAGAGTGCTTGCTACGTCGTTACTACCCGAGCGACGGGGTTTAAACTGAATGTCCGCACGGCGCTGTGACTGCTCACCTAAAATAGTGTTGATAGTAGGAAGGATCGTATTAATAGTAAGTGCAGGGCGACCCTCTGACTCAAGCATCGCCGCATCGTCATCATCCCACTGTTGACCCTGATAATATTCATCACATTTTTTAGCCATATCAACGTAGTCAAGATGCCCATTGTCGCGAGCACGTTCATAGCGATCCCATTGAGTACGTGTAATCTCTTCTTCTTTTGCTGCCGATAGTTTCGTAGCTTTCATCTTTTATGCGCTCATCGCTGATTTATGTTTCTCGCCCTTAAACATCGAGGGGAGTTTGTCGCGCCATGACGGAACATATTCCGCGCGTTCTACAAAAGTACTAAACTCGGCCATCATTAATCCTAGCCAAGAAAGCGCGTCTACTTGGTCATCATGTACGCCGTTCGGAAACCGCAATAACTCTGCTACTAAAGGACCGGTAGCCATCTGATTTTTAGGGAAGTACACCATGCCTTGTTGCATTCGACCTTGTATCGCGCGCGCTCTTGCTTCTTTATCTCTGCGTCCCGTTTTCAAATCTTTAAAGTACGCTTCGTAAAGTCCGCGCTCGCGTACGCGCTTCTCTAAGAATGGGCCAAGCGCCATCTCGATGTGGCCTTTCTCGATGCCGATCATGCTAGGCTTCCAAACTTCATATAAGTCTAGAATCTGTTCTACAATCTCAAACCCGTTCCACCGTCCGCGCACTACATCAACAATAAATATCTCATCGTCCTCGCTGATACCCGCGACCATTCCAACGGTGTAGTCGTTGCGATCATTCTTACCAATCGCCAGATCCCACGCTGCGTAGAACCGCATGCGATCAATATCAATCTCTTCGGGATCGTAATACTGGATCATGTCCCGCGTGAAATAGTCGCCGTCATCGGCAACTGGGTTCTGTTGGTACAGCGCCGACCAGTCTCTGGGGCCAACCGCTTTTTCAATTCTAGCTAACGCTTCTGAGTCATAGCGTTCGGGGTGCAGCGCATCGCCCTGCTTCCTAAACTCTTCGTCCACTTCTGCAATAGCGGGATAGTTCACGACCTCCCACTGTTCGCCGTTATCAGCCGCTTGCTTCAGCAGTTTCCCTGCCAGGTCGTCATCGTGCCACCTGGTTAAAATTACAAGAATGCCGCCTCCCGGTGCGAGGCGCGTGTACGCGGTTGACGTATACCAATCCCAATTCGCGTCTCGCGAGTTCTGAGACTCAGCGTCCTCGCGGTTTTTAACAGGATCATCAATAACAAGAACGTGCGCTCCCTTTCCCGTTATCCCCCCGCCAACACCAGCAGCGACGTAACCACCGCCAGAAGTAGTAAGCCAAGCCTCGGCAGATTGAGATTGGGGGTCCAATCTAGTTTTGAAAGCGGATTTAAAACCTTCTTCACGTAGCAATCCACGCACCTTGCGACTGAAAGCCATCGCAAGCGAACCCGAGTACGAACAACTAATAAATTCATGCTCTGGATGACGACCCAAGTGCCAAGCTGGGTATGCCACTGACGCAAGCGTGCTTTTACCGTGTCTAGGCGGCATAAAAAGCATAAGTCTTGGAGATTTTTTCTCAGCAACATCACGACTAAATTCCTCCAATCTTTTACAGATGTCTTTGTGAACCCAACCGGCTTGGTAGTCAGGGTTAAACCGCTCCACAAACGGCAACAGCCGGCGACGCGTAACGAACCGCATCGCTAGCTCCGCTTTAGCTTTAGCCTCTAGCGTCGTTTCCGCCGGTGTGACGGGTACAGCTTCTGCCGGTTGGGGCGTTTGTTCAGATATCGCGGCTTTGCAGTACACACATAACCGGTCGTCGCCAGAATAAAGAGTCTCAGGGTGAGAGTTCTGACAACGAACGCATGTTATCTTGTGCGAGTCGGTCATTAATATCCGTACTTCGGCTGCTTCTTCTTCTTCGGCGTCTTAGGCGTCTTTGGCGTCTTTGGCGTCTTTGGCGTCTTCGGCGTCTTAGGCGTCTTAGGCGTCGCGGCATTCTTTCCAGCACGACGTAGGTTCTGCTCTTTTTGAGCTTGCTCTAAATCTGTTGGCTTAGCGCCAATAACTGCTTTAACAGCGTTTCCTACAACTGTTGTTACCGCCTTCTGCAGCTTGCCGTGATCACTTTCGTTATGAGCTTGTCTAATCTTAGCGTATTCTTTCTTTGCGAAATTTTTTGCGGATTTAAGGTGCGCGTTCATGTCATTTACCATCTTCTACTTCTCCTTTGGGTTCTAGATAATCGAGATCTTTGCCCGCAATCTTCAACAAGTCTTCGTCACTCATGCGCTCTAGCTGCTTAGTGCCGTTAATGTTGATATTTACTTGAGTGGCATTGTCGGGTATAGCCAAACCGTGCAGCTTGACTAGAGAATCGGTGGTGTTTTTCATTTCGGTGGCGTTGGCAGAAGCGTTGTACGCCTCCATGTACATCATGTGCGCGTTCTGATTAGTGAATTTAACGGTTTCGCGCATCTCTTCGCGGTGAAATTCTATGGCTTGTTGCACTGAGGGGGTCTTCATAGCTGCATAAGCAGTTTGCTGACACGAATACCCTGCCCCGCGACCGGCTGCAGCAACCGACATACCGCTTACATGCAACATAATTAGTTTTTCTTGCTGCATGGTCAGCGATCCGCGCCTAAGACCCATATAAGGCATGCGCGATTGGAACTCCAGATGGTCACTAACAGGGTTAGTGGATTGTGATTCCGTCTGAGTAGTCAAGATCGTGTGTTTCCTGTGGTGATCCAACGTGAATAAACGTCGGCGCGCCTTCAAAATTTCTGCTTGCCATCGTTTCTATCCAGATATGGGCATGCTCTTCACTAAATCCCGCGTCTACAACAATAGCTAACGACTTGTCGTAGTCGTAACAGAGCACTTCACTGCCATTTTTCAATGTTGTACCAATAATTGCCCTGTCTAATCCGGTGATTGCAAAAAGCTCAATTTCTTCAGCTACACTCATAGCGAATAATACCTCTGCTATTACTTAATCACAAGAAAAATCATGAATTGTCTTCACCCACCAGTAAAAAAGATCCTCTGGCAGCGTATTTTTCATAATATTCACGCGATACGCGACCATTTGCACGTT